CGTAGTTAAGATTTAAGATACAATAAAACCTCCCGTAAAACGGAGGTTTTCTTTTTTGAATGAAAGGTGAGTATGTATTGGCTAGAAACAAAGAGCATAAGGTACGAAGAACACGATGGTCAATTGTTCAGTAGCTATCAAGATGCTATTGACTACTATCATTTCTTGATTGAGAGTATGATGCGGAATCTCCCAAAAGAAGAGTGGTTTGATCTGAAGTTAATGCGCCACGGTAAAGATGGTGATTTCATACCAGAAAGAGATCAGATAGTAAGATCATGGGTTTATTGAAAGGAGATACATGAGTAAAACAATCGCAATATACGATTCAGATGCTATTGCTTATCGTGCAGCAGCAGTAATAGATAAACGCTCAGTTGAAGTCAAGCATTTACCTTCAGGGCGCACTAAGGTATTCAAGACTCGTACTGAGTTCAAGGACTCTCTTGTACTTAAACAGAAAGAGTTCGTAAAAGAAGACTACGAGTTCACTGACTTGGTTCAGGTTGGAGAGTTATCTCACTGTTTAGCAATCATGAAGATTCAGATTGAAAAGATCAACTCTGATTTATTCGCTGATGAAATCCTGATGTGTATTCAAGGTAAAGAGAACTTTAGGGACTCGCTACCATTACCTTCTAAGTACAAAGGCAGTAGAGCAGGTCTAGCTCGTCCTACTTGGCTACGTGAAGCTAAGATGTATCTCTACAAGAACTACCCAAGTACAGTGGCTGTAAATAAAGAGTGTGATGATGACGTTATAATTTATGGGTACGAGTACTTGAACAGAGGTTATACACCTATTCTGATATCAGTAGATAAGGACTCAGCGGCTTACAGTGATTTAAACCTCTATGACTACACACAAGAAAATCCAGTAATTAGACTCGTACCTGATTTTGGCAGTCTCTGGCAGGTCAAGAAGAAAGTCAAAGGTGAGGGATTCATTTGGTTTTGTTTTCAGTGGATGAACGGTGATTCCAGTGATGATTACAACCCAACAGAGTTAGCCAAGATTAAGTTCGGTGAACATTCAGCATACAAGCTGCTGAGTACCTGTAGAACGCATCAGGAAGCTCTACAGTGCGTTATTAATCAATACAAGCTGTGGTATCCATCCGAGTTCACTTATGTGGCTTGGGACGGTTCTACGCATATTGCGAATTATAAAACCATGCTGGACTTATATCTAAAATGCTCAAGGATGATGGAGACTAGGGACGAAGTACCTGAGCTTTACTCTTTTCTAAGGAGATTTAATTATGAAATTGTTTAAAGACTGGTTTTATTATGATGAAACAAGTTCTACGAATCTCAGATGGAAAATGGATAAATTTGTAGGAAAGAACTACAATATCCATAGAATTATAAAAGATTCAGAAGCAGGTCATAGAGGGCAGAGAAGTTCTAAAGTTATGTTGGAAGGTAAACACTACGCAGTTCACCGAATAATATTAACTCTTCATGGTATTTCAATATCTCAAAAAGAAGTAGTTGACCATATTGACGGAGATCCTTTTAACAATAGAATAGACAATCTAAGAGTAGTTACGCAGGCTGTAAATTCTAGAAATCAAAAGAAGAGCAGGATTAATACTTCTGGACTCACAGGAGTTTGCCTGCATTTAAATAGATATTGGAAAGCGCAGTGGTATGAAGACTCTAAGCTCTTCGCTAAGTATTTTAGTATAAGTAGATATGGCTACGATTGTGCCAAGGAACTTGCTTATGAATATAGAGCAGCTAAAATATCTGAGCTAAATAATAAGAATTATAAGTATTCTGAAAGGCACGGGAATTAAATGAAGAACCTAGTAAACCCAAATAAGAACTGGGGCTGGTTTAATTCAGAAATGCAACCGTTAGCCACTGGAGATAATTGGCATAAGTTACCTTGTCCTCAAGAGCATTACGAATACGTCACTTGCACGGATTACGAAGGCAATATTTCCCTTGAACTACAGAAGGAAAAGTGCCCTATTAAAGTAGTTCATAGTAAGAAAGACATCTGTACTAGGTGTGGTAATATCTTTATTTATCCATAGGAGAAACATGAGCATTAAGAACGGCTATCACTATGACGATTCAAACCGAAGGTACTACCGCAATGAAGACGGAAGTAAAATCCCAGAAGAGCAGTGCCTGTGCTTTGCTCATGAACCAAGTGAGTGTAACTGCGACTGTACCTCTTGGGGTAACTACCGAGAAGATGAAGGGTATGAGGATTATCTAGAAGAAACTAAGGAGGATTATGAGTAAATCCAATATTGACACTCAGGACTTATATTCAGCGAAAGACATTGCTGATGTACGTGCTGTTCTAACCAAAGAACAAAATGGATTAAGTAAACTAACAGGATTACCTCTGGTTGAACCATGTGTGGATCATAAGCACGATATTGAGCAGTTTGTACGTGCAGTAATAAATTCTAAGGAAAACGTAGCACTAGGTGCTATAGAGAATCTGTATGTGCGTTATATCAAATACTGGTATAGAGGCACATATCCTGAGTTTCTACGTCAAGTAGCTGACTACCTAGAAGCGCCAGTTGATCGTAGGTTCAGGCATCCGGGTTGGCTCAATAAAGCCAAAGTTGAATTCAACAAGTTGTCCGAAGGTAAAAAGGACAAGGTTCTAGTTGATCTTGGAAAATCGACAGGAACTAATGGAGCAGAACGAAAGAAATTATTCGGACAAGCTATTCTGAATAAAGAACTAGGCTATAATGCTGTCTTTGATGCAATCAAGAATCATAAGTAATCCAACCAGTCAAACAACATAAAGGAACTAATGAAACATTCACAATCTATTATTAACGAGATTCTTAACCTAAAGAATAAAGGCTTGAAGTCCCGATCAATTGCCAGTATACTTGGTGTGTCAAAATCCTCAGTGAACTATGTGTACAACCGTTCACTCCTAGCAGAAGTAGTAGAAGTTAAACAGCAAGGACCACGTATTTTGTTCTTTGACTTAGAAACTAGCGCTGCTCTCGTGTACTGCTTCGGGAGACATAAGCAATTTATCAACCAAGACGCTGTAAAGATTGAAGGCGGTAAACTCCTTTGCTCTGGTTACCGTTGGATGCAAGAAAAGAAATCCACAGTTCTCTACAATAAAGCTGAGGTAAAAGCTCACAGTGACTACGCTGTGTGTCTCGCAATGTGGGACTTGTTTCACCAAGCGGATATCGTAGTAGCGCATAATCTCAAGGGATTTGACTTCAAGATGCTGGAAGTACGCTGTTTGGCTAACGGTCTACCTCCACTACCTACAGTCCAATTGATTGACACCTTGGATATCGCACGTAAGAAGTTCCGATTCCCTAGTAATAAGTTGGATTCATTGGCGGCTTATCTTGGCATTGGACGCAAGGTTACACATTCAGGCATATCTCTTTGGGTCAACGTCCAAGAAGGCGACGAGAAAGCCCTCAATGATATGATTGAATACTGCGAAGGTGATGTTGATTTACTGTACGATGTATTCATGGAACTACGTGGACGTGGACTAGTCAGTGGCGTGAACTTCGCTAATTACTACGAGGATAATACTCCACGTTGTAAGTCATGCGGATCGGACAAATTGAGTTACACTGGTAGGACTGTGACTACACCAACAGGTGCATTCAGTGAAGTACAGTGCGGTGAGTGTGGATCGCTCCAACGTACTAAAACGAACAAGCTCAGTAAAGAGAAACGTGCAAGTCTAATGGCGGCTCCAAAGGCTGCTAATTAATTGAAGTACAACCCTCCCTAATACGGAGGGTTTTTCTACGTCCAAAAGGAGGTTTAAATGAGGATTCGCATAAATAAGTGCAGTGATAGTTTATTGTGGTATCATGACCGTATTGGGGAGATATTTGAGGTTCTGCGTGTCTTGAAGGAACCAAACGGATATTCTTACTGGGTTCGGGCGGGTGGTATGTTTAATACGACAAATTTCGTATATAATTTTGACTGTTCTGAAGTTAACGACAACGAGTAAAGGAAACATATGAAACTGTATAACCCATTTAAAGTACAGAATAGGAATGGATCATTCCTTCTAGCACTTTGTTTGTTAGTAATGATGTGCGTTGCAGTATCCACTATCATTGCTCTTATTATTGTGAATATACCACTTGCTGTTATACTTCACACTGTAGCAGTTTTGGCTATAATTCGCGTTGTATACGCAGTAATCAAAGGAGATTAAATGAAAGAGAACGAAGTTAAAATCTTCAGTGTGATCGTGGATGCTGAAGGGAATGACAAATGGATTGCAGATGGTGTATTTGTGGATAAGCCCAAGTTAAAGACTGAGGTTAAACCAGAAGGTGTAAATGTACGTTTGATCCAAGGAATCATAGAGGCTATCGGATTGAACAAAGAAGGTATTACCCTCAATCGTGCTGAAATTAATCATGTGAACTCTAACTCTATGACTATTTCAGTTCACTACTATCCTCGTCTTGATTCGTATGAAATGCGTACTAAAACAATTCACGTTTATAACTAAAAGGAATACAAATGCAAACTCAAACAAACTTAACAAAAACAACAACAGAACTCCTGCTTACTAATCTTCAATCCTCTATTCACCAAGCCAACGTCACTGCGGGATGGTGGACTGACTTGAGTACAAATATGGATTTGGCTGAAGAGGTACGACAAGGTACACGCTTAGGTAAAGCACTTGTAGCTGAGAAGCTAGCCTTGGTACACTCGGAGGTATCTGAAGGCCTGGAGGGCCACCGTAAGAACCTCCCTGACGATAAACTCCCGCATCGTGGAATGCTTGAGGTAGAAATGGCCGATGCAGTTATCCGCATCCTAGACCTTTGTGGGGCACTAGAACTTGATCTGGCCGGTGCAATCTTCGAGAAATTAGCATATAATAAAACACGAGAAGATCATCAGATCAAGAACCGTAAAGAAGCAAATGGTAAGTCTTATTAACTAGGAGTAATATGGAAGATAAAAAGTTCACATTGAATGGTAAGACTGTTTGGCTAGTTCAGACAAAAGAGTTAGCAGACTCGGAAGATACCTGTGCTAATTGTGTGTATGACTGGAACGTTCCAGCGCATGAATCCAGAGCTTGTCCTTATAACGAAGAGCATGGGCGACTTGAATGCACAATTGATGAGAGCGTACTAATGCACTTTACAGATGGTGAACAGAAGATTGCACCAACATCACCTTCACCTATGAATTCATCTGCCCTGAATATTCAAGTCGGCGGCGGGCATTATAAACAAATGAAGATTCAGCCAGTAGAATACATTCATGCTAATAACTTGAGCTTCCTTGAGGGTAATGTCGTGAAGTACATCACTCGCCATAAGACCAAAAATAAAGCACAGGATATTCGAAAGGTTATTCATTACTGCGAACTGATTCTTCAATTGGACTATAATGAAACATACAATCAAGAATTGGATCAATAATTCACTTGTATATCTAAGAATCTTCACGTATAATCATCAACCCACTTAAGGAAACCAAATGAACTACCAACAATATCTACTCGTTAAACTCGCAGAGGAATGCAACGAGATCGCTCAGATGGCAATCAAGTGTAGCCTCTTTGGTTACGACTCCGTTGACCCAAGGGAGAACACCGGAGAGACTAATGCGTTTAAACTCTTTAAAGAGATGCTTGATTTTACTGCTGTAATAGATGAACTAGGAGGAGTAACTGATGTTGATTTTCCCGATTTTGATCACGAAGGGTACATTGAAATGAAACGAGAGAAACTCAAGCATTATTACGAAGTCTCTCAGAATACAAACCACGATTAAATAAAGGAAATAATATGACTAATAAAACACAAACAACCAACACAGCACCTACAGCACCAACTCAAGCTAACTACGGCAGTATCCGTGATGTGCTCAAGGAATCCGCTTTGGTTAAAGAACAAAAGCTCAAAGAGACTGATACAAAACAATATACCTTGGGTGAAATCTTCCAGCACAACGGACGTAACGTACAGGTAGTGGAACTGCAAGCTCAAGGTGTGCATCATGTGAAAGCTCAAGAGGCACCGTTTGATTCGTACTGGGTTAATACTGGTGAGAGTGTGGATATTACAAATGCCGAGTAATGACGCAGACACACTAAAAACCTGTACTAAGTGTGGTGCAGAAAAAGCGTTAAGTGAATTTAATAATTCTTCAAAAAATAAAAAGGGAGTAAGAGCTAATTGCAAAATATGCGATAAACTTAGGTGTAAAGTATGGAAGGAGAAGAATCCAGATAAAATAAAGGCTACTAATAATAAAAGAACAATATCAAGAAGAGAAAACCCCGAAGTTGAAATGTTGAGGAGAGCTAGACGAAGATCGAAAGTTCAATGTATTCCATTCTCTATTGAGATTGATGATATTAAAATTCCTGAAATTTGCCCCATTCTTGGAGTCTGTTTAAAACAATCAGAAGATAGAAGCCCATCTAGGTATTCACCAAGTTTAGACAAGATAAATCCTGATCTTGGTTATACTAAAGGAAATGTGCAGGTTATAAGTTACAAAGCCAATACGATGAAGAGTGATGCAACATTTTCGGAAATGGTTCAGTTTGCATTGTGGATACTAGACTCCGAGACACTGGATGCATTAACTATAGATAAGCTTCGTAATATAATTACTAAGGAGATTCAATGACTTTTAATTCAGTTAAAGTAATTCAAGACAGTGCAAATATAGCAGGTAATCGTCTGCTTACTTATGAAATTGAAACCTACCGCTATATATGGGCAGAGGTACTTACCCACAAGATGTTGAATAAGAATGCCCAGTCAAGCCGAGCAGTACCAGTAAAGTCCGTTCTGGCAGTCAACGAGAGTAACCCAGTATTTCCGTTAGTATGGGGGAAGAATCAAGGTGGTATGTCTAGTTCGAATGTTTTAGAAGGGATTGAACTAGAATCAGCAAAGCAACTGTGGAAGGCAGCATCAGATAACGCCTTTGTTTACTCCAAGCAATTATCTGAAGTTGGTTTACACAAAATGTGGGCTAACCGTATCACAGAACCTTTCAGTCGTATCAAGGTTGTGATGACTGGTACAGAGTGGGATAACTTCGAGTGGTTGCGTGACGATCCAGACGCAGCACAGCCAGAGATTGTTGATCTGGCGCGTAAGATCAAGGAAGCTAAAGCTAACAGTTTACCGTTTCTTTTGTATCCGGGACAAGCCCATGTTCCTTACGTTATTCGTGAACCTTCGGACTTTGGTGATAATCCAAAAGATATGTACTACTTTGTACAAGGAGAAGGTCGGGTATCATTAGATATTGCACTGAAGATTTCAGCTAGCTGCTGTGGACAAGTCAGTTACCGCAAACTTGATGATTCATTTGAGAAAGCTCTCCAGATTTATGACCGGTTATTTGACGGACCAAAGCCACATTTCTCACCAAGTGAACATCAGGGCATTGCAATGCAGAATACTAAGATTGGTTTCTTCAATCGTATGTTCGGTACTAAGTGGGAAAAGGGCGTAAGTCATGTTGACAACGAAGGTAACTTCTGGTCAGGTAATCTGAAGGGTTTCATTCAGAATCGTAAGTTAATTGAAATCAATCAGAAGCAAGAAGGAGATAAACAATGAGTTCAATTATTGCGCTAGTCTATATCAGCCAAAGCGAGCTATGGACGGTTAATCCTCTATACACTGAGGAATGGATTCAGAACAACCCACAGAGCTAGAAGGGGTGTTGTATGACCTTGGATTGGATGTTAATCAGCCGTATGAGGTTCAGTTCAATACTCATCGTAATCGGTTTGGAAATATTAACAGTTGCACGAGGTTTGTTGGTAATGAACGTTTGGATCAGGAGTGGATTGATTCAAAGTACAGTAGCCAAGAGGCTAAGGATAAAGCAAGCGGTAACTCGCTAGTGAAAGATTTATATTCCCTCCGTGGAATGACAGAATAAATAATAGATTAAATAAAGGATAACAATGCAAGAAGCAACAAATACAAACAAAGCGAATAACACTTTCGGTAAACAAATGCTTAGTGAATCTAAGTACTACATGGGATACAGCCGGTGGATTGACTCAGAAGGACGTTACGAGTCGTGGGGTGAGTCTGTTGATCGAGTAATGGATATGCACCGCAAGAAATACGCAGATAAGATGTCTCCTGCGCTTAATGAAGCAATTAACTTCGCTGGTGAAGCATATAAAGATAAGCTCGTACTTGGGGCACAACGTGCGCTTCAGTTTGGTGGAGAGCAACTGTTTAAGCACGAGTCACGTATCTATAATTGCTCTGTCAGTCACTGTGATCGTCCAGCATTCTTCAACGAAGCTATGTACCTTTTACTCTGTGGTTGTGGTGTTGGATTCTCTGTTCAGGAGCATCATATTGCTAAACTCCCAACAGTGCAGAAACGAAGCTCAAAGAAAGTAAAAGTCTACCAAGTACCAGACAGTATTGAAGGTTGGGCTGACAGCTTTGCTGTACTTTTGAGTAGCTACTTCTCTAATGGTGGCGTATTTCCTGAGTACAAAGGTAATCAAGTGCATTTTGACTTCAGTTTAATCCGCCCTAAAGGTGCAATGATTTCTGGTGGATTCAAAGCGCCCGGTCCTGATGGTCTACGTTCGGCTTTGGTTAAGTGTGAAGCTCTACTGGAAAAGCTAGTACAAGATAAACAAGAGAATAATCTTCCTTCACTGACAGCTTACGACTTCGTTATGCACATGTCAGATGCTGTACTTTCTGGTGGTGTTCGTCGGTCAGCTACAATCTGCATGTTCAGTAAGAACGATGAGAGTATGTTGAAAGCTAAAACAGGAGATTGGTTCGTTGATAACCCACAGCGAGGACGCAGTAATAACTCAGTGATGATTGAACGTAATAACATCACTCGTGAAGAATGGGCTGCTATTATGAAATCAGTCAAGGACTTCGGTGAACCCGGATTTATCTTCACAGATAATCTTGAGTTCGCATTTAATCCTTGCGTTGAAATCGGTATGTTGCCAACTACAGAATCAGGAGAAAGTGGCTTTCAATTCTGCAATTTAACAGAACTGAATGGAGGTATGTGCGTTGATACTGAAGTGTTTAAACGTGCATGTAAGGCCGGGGCAATTCTAGGTACACTACAAGCTGGATACACTAATTTCAATTACGTTTCAAAAGCCACAAAAGAAATTACTGCACGAGAAGCCCTAATCGGTGTAAGTATCACTGGCTGGATGAATAATCCAGATGTACTGTTTGATAAAGCAAATATGCTAGAGGGTGCTGAGATTGTTAAGGCAGTGAATAAAGAAATTGCTGCACTTATTGGGATCAATGTGGCAGCTAGGACAACCTGTGTTAAACCGTCAGGTAATGCTTCAGTTCTTCTAGGCACAGCTTCTGGTATTCATGGGGAACACTCTCCGTTGTACTTCCGCAACGTACAGATGAGTGCAGAGGATGAAGTGACCAAATTGTTGCTTGAGGTCAACCCAAAGATGCTAGAGAAATCAGTGTGGAGTTCTTCTGGTACTGATTATGTTGTGAGCTTTCCAATTGCAAGTAAAGAAGGTAGTCAGTACAAGGATGATTTGATGGGTGTTGCACAACTTGAGTACGTTAAGCTAGCACAGCAATACTGGGTTGAAGCTGGTACGAACCTTGAGTTATGCGTAGATAAGAATCTTAGGCATAACGTCAGTAACACTATCTCTGTTGATAGTTGGGAAGATGTTGAGCAGTATCTGTTTGATAACCGTCAGTGGTTTGCTGGGGTTTCATTGATGAGTTCAATGGGCGATAAGGCTTATGCTCAAGCACCGTTCACTGAGGTGGTTACAGCAGAGCAAATTATGAAGTTGTATGGTGACGGTAGCCTGTTTGCCAGTGGATTGATTGTAGAGGCTCTACATGCGTTCAATAACAACTTGTGGTTAGCTTGTGATACAGTGCTTGGGTTTGGTCTGAAGTTGACTGATGATAGTTCTGATCTACTGAAGCGTGACTGGATTCGTCGGGCAAATAAGTTCGCTAAGAATTATTTCGATGGAGATACGATGAAGCTGACATTCTGTTTGAAAGATTGCTACAATCTACACAAGTGGAAAGGAATTGAGAATTCAATTAGGTTCATTGATTTCAGTACTGAGTTATCTCAGCAGAAGTACACAGAAGTTGATACAATGGGTTCTGCTGGTTGCGCAGGGGGTGCTTGCGAAATATCGTTTTAAACGACTAAACAAGGAGGGCTTCGGCCCTTTCTTTCAATTAACTAAGAAAGGAAACATGAATACACTCTTGAAATTTTCATCCTATTGGTGCCAACCTTGCCATCAATTGTCACGTACACTATCTAACTTAACTGAGGGAGAACTGACAAAAGTACCCGCATTTAGTATTACAGAAATCAACGTAGATAAGGAACAAGCACTAGCTAAAGATTTTAATGTGCGATCAATTCCAACACTCGTATTCTTGGACTGTATGGGTGAAGAACTTAAACGCTCAACCGGTGTATTAACCAAAGACCAACTCATGAAATTCCTAGGAGATACAATTTGAGCACCTTGACTACACAGAATCCATTTCCTGTTAAACACTATGTTAACCTCGACGAGTACAGCCTGTACCTCTCAGAGCTAGTTCAAGGTCTACGTCAAGAACTCCACCGGACTAACGTAGTAATTACATCAGGACTAATGCAAGAAGAGAACGCTCAATCGTTTAAGGAATATGCTGAGTTAATCCAGAAGGAAATCCAACGTCACAACCACGAATACAACAGGGCTTGTTATCTGGAGTATCATCAGGCTAAACTTATTGAACTGACGGATGAGAATTCTTCGAGTTTTTATATGTGGGCAAACGAGCGTATTAAAGCTAAACGAACGTACAATTAACCGTTCACTCAAAAGAAAACCCCGCTAGTAACCTTCGTTAAAAGGCCGCTAGCGGGGTTTGTTCATTCAGGGCTACGGTTGTATTACCCAGTGTCTCTCCGTTCATCCTACGCTGTTCTGGTGGATTCTAGACACTGTTACTTACCTGCGTTATCTATCTTGAACTTCTCCAGTGTATCTTTCACAGTGTCGTACTGTCTATAGCATTGCACTAATCCTTCCTTTAGTTCTTCGGCTTGTCCAGCGTACCTTGCAAGAAACTTTGCATCGTCTTGATATAGTCCCGCTCCGTTACATCCTGTTGTACACGTTCCATCTTGGGTATCTCCGGGAATGCTGCTATCGCTGGAGGGACGCTTGGGGCGGTCTGACAGGCTGTTAGACAGATCAGCAATACGCAGATTGAGGTTATTAACTTTAGCATTATGCTCCTTTTGTTGAGTAGTTACTTTGGCTTGTAGCTCAGTCTGAACTTTAGTTGATTGAGCGTTTAGTTCTGTTGTTTGTTTGTTGTACTGCTGTACTAACTCAAGTCGAACTGCTGATTGAGCGGCTTGTACTTTTAGTTTAGTCTCAGCAGTATGCCAGAAGATCAACCCTAGGACTACTACAACAACTCCTATGAACTTATAGTATACTGTGCTTAGATTCATTAACTTAAACATTGTTTATATTCTCCTTGCCTACGTATTGTTAAACCTTTAAGTGGCTTACCTCCGAATTTATCCCATTTAAGAATCTCCTGACAAGCTCCTTGATAGTCATACTGATTTAGTTTCTTTACTAGAGTACTGTTACAGAATGCTCCAGTACCTATATTGAATGAAAGTGAAGTAAATGCGTTAGCTTGACCTTCAGAGACTGGCACTTTAATACACTGTCCTATCCTCACTCTGTAACTATAGAGGTCTTTGGTTAACCTACTATCAGATTCATTCCGGGTAATCTTATCCCCGAATTGAACCGGAGAACCATCCTCCCTTGTCGTGAAGCCGCTACCTATCGTGATCTTATCTCCGGGTACTGGGACATAGGCTGTATCTCTGAATCCTTCGTAATTAGCTACACCTGTAACTAGCCCAATACTTACTAGAAATGCTGCTATCTTTTTCTTTGTGTTGTCTTGCATACTACATAAACCCAAGAGCTTTTAATAAATAAGTACAACTAGCAACAACGATGGCTCCCACGGCATACACGACCCAATTTACTACTTGCTTTGTCATTGGCTGTTCTTTCTCAAGTAAATCAATCCTTGCCTCAAGAGTATTAGTCCTGATTTCTGATTTCTCTAGTTGATTGGTAAAACTTCTGTAGGATTCATTCATTTGAGTCTGTCGTTCTTCGATGAGTACAAGTTTAGTAACAGCGTTAGCCATTTCTTTCATTGATGCTTTGGTATCATCCCTTAGTTCACCTACATCTTCATGTAAAAGACTTAAACGATCTATCACCAACTGCATACTTACATCTGTGTGTTTCCTATAACTCTCTGTACGTTGTTCTTCGGTTTGGT